AACAGGTGTTATTTTAGCATCAGAAGCTATATCAGACAAAGTATTCAAAGCTGTAGTTGCATCGCCTTGAGCATCCTCTGCGGCTCCTTGAGCTGTAGCTGCATCTGCTAGGGCTTGAGTAGCATCTGCTTGTGCCGCACTAGCTGCCGTATCGTCTGTGTACTTTGTAGCCAGTTCCCAATCGGCTGCATTATAAGCCCCTGTTAGCCTTTGGGTTTTACATTTCTTTAAATCAGCCGCCGTACCGCCCGCCCACAAATCACCCACATCATATGGGGTTGTAGGAGTGGTAGTAAACGTTCTTGCTGCTGTACCTTGCCCAATATTAGTACCAACCACAAGTGTCTCAATCTGTGCAACGCCTATCTTAGCAACCGCTGTGGTGATCTTATTCGCTTCCATGCTGGCTATTTTTGCATCCGTAACCGCCAAATCATCTATATGTGCGGTTAATACTGCAAGATCGGCTATAAAGGCAGATCCAATAAACTGTCTTGCAAGGCGGCTGTACCATGCAATATCGTGAATGCCGCTATTGTTCACGGCAATTATAAAATCGGTATCCGCAAGGGTGATTGCCGAAAATTCTGCCTCTGTATATGCCTGATAAACAGTGGTACTTGTATCTTTCCTCCAGACGGTATACTTTTTGATTGTGTTTCCAGCCGCAATGGAATATTCCGCGCCGGCATAATATAGTTTATGGGCATTCCAGGCAACATAGCCAGCGCTTGGCGAATTGTCAGTCCAAGTATCACCTGTAAGAATAATTTGCTTTGTATTAAATTTTGTCGCATCTACAGCCGCACTAGCTATTTTAGCGGTAATGACACTCTCGTCTACAAGGTGAAATGCGGATATTTGACTTTTTGATGTTGTTATCTTTTTTATAAAGTCCGTCACATCAAAGGATGATTTTAGACTGTCGACGAATCTTTCAGAAAAGTCCCCAGCTTCAGTTTCGCAAATCCAAGGTTGAAAAAGATTATATTTGTGCCTTGTTACCCTTTCTTGAACATTTATTTCGGCATTGGCGCCTATAACATCTACGAATTCACCTAAGGAAAAATCTTCATGGTTATATTCCGGAAGGGTGCGCAGGTCAACCATTTTTGTTCGGTACGTATACCGGGGTCTGCATATTTGGGCCAGATCAGTTGTAGCCTTATCCTTCAATTCCTGCGCATCGTATATATCCGGGTATTCCTTTACACCAACAAAAATAGTTGACGTGTATGTATCGTTAGTCAGGAACTTTACTCCATCATTGACAGAAGATATATCCAGGTTGTCAGCTCCAAAAGGGTACACCTTTGTCATCATTGAATTATTTGCCGTTCTTGATATATGCTTAAGATTTTTTGCATACCTTATCTGGAAGCCTGAATAATCCTGCCAGACATTCCCGTCGCGGAGGCTGACGGTTTTATTGACACTATCCCATACCAGTAGACCGCCCCAAACAGATTGGATCTCTTTTATGAGTTGGAACCTACTTTTCTTTTCCATTTCAATATCATGGGTACCGGTAACATCAACCGTGCCGATAGTCCATCCAGAGCCGTCCAAGGCAACAAAAAGTGCATGCTCTGCACTTCCAACAGCATACAAGCCGCCAGAAAGATCAGTGCCTCCAGAAATGATTATTACAGATAGATCGGCTGGAGTAGGATTCAACGGGTCGTTTGAAATGTAGGGTTCAATGAATTTAGTTTCCAGTTCTGCCCAACGTTCAACCGCACGAAAAGAAGCCCACCGCTTTCCGGATTCGTCCATGACTATCTCGGAAGCCTCGTCTTTGAGTATGTTGTAAACTTTGTTGGTCGTCCAAATCTGGCATTCCGGAGTTAATATATCAATCTTGGATGAATTAGCAGGAAGTAAAAATTCCAACGTTGACTCGCCGTTCAGCCTGCAATCTACATAAGCATCTTTTAATTTATCTGATTTTGGCGATAAAAAAGCAGCTCTTATACCAGCTGCGGTTTTGACTTCTAAAAATTTTGGGATTGTTGCCATAAAATCAACTCCTTAAAAAAGATAATACAAAAAGACACCCTCGGTTAAGAGAATGTCTTTGTCTGTGCTTTGCTTCGCAGTGCCGTGCCCAGCAATGCAGTGCACAACTTCGCAGCGCCGTGCAAGGCTTCGTATTTTAATTATACCGCAATCATTTCCATTGTCAAATCAAATCCAGCGGTCGTTCCATGAAACCGATATTGAACTTATTGACGGAACAACCGCCACTGACACCCCAGGCGCAAGTTTATAGTCAGCATCACCCGTAAGAGTCGCCATGGCGTTTATAGAGCCTATTTTAGCAGTCTGTGTATCGGTATCAATCACAAGCAAGGCACCAGCAGAAATATATCCAGTATAAGCCAGTACAGATGCACCCACAGAAATTGATGGACTTGTCATAGGTCCGGGAATCTCAATCAGTATTGGGCATTCGAACGTGCCATTGTTTACGATATTTCCAGCTCCAGTCAATGAATATTCCGTAACACTTCTCCAAAATGGGTCAGCTTTGAATTGTGCTCTAACTTCAATATGATGAGGATTTTCAGTTATTTCAGGTTTACCAGTTAATCTTACAAGAGCATATATGGTCGGCTGGCATTCATAAGTTAATTCCTGTTGAATACGGCAATCATTTAATTGGTCTTTTAAAACGTCAACAACCGCATATTTATCATCATCGTCTTCCAACTCAATTATGCCGTGCAATAAAAAATCAACCATACCAAGGTCTGTACCGAAGTCAACATCGCCGTCAGCTGCTTCTACTTCTTCGTATGAATCTCTGGTTTCAGGCATAAGCGACAATATTGTTTCGCGTGAAGCAATTATACTAAATGGACTTATGATACCATCTTCCTGAATTAAAATAGCCATGCAATCACCAAGCTTTCCTGATATATGACTTTTACGAATGTAATTACAACCAGCGGTCATACCATTTGAAAGTGACCTGACTGCTTGCCGTTACAACGGTATTACCTGGTTGTAACATAAGTGGCATTTCACCTGTAAAATTATCAATTACATTTACTCCGTCCAACTCAACAGTCATAGCTTCAGTATCAATGACAAGTGTTTGACCTGCTGATATAGTGCCATCATAAGACAATGTATAGGCGCCTATTACTATAGATGGGTCGGTTATGGCGCCGGATATTTCTATAATCATGCCAGTCTCTAAATTCCCCGAATTGGTCAATGTACCGTTGCCGGTAAGCGTATTTTCCACCGAACTTACCGCTGCAGGATTTGCCATTTTAAAAGGTATAGTAAAGTCCATCCAGTCGGAATACTGAGTCAAGTCGATTTTGCCTGCATATTTCACTTCATATGCCTTATCTTCGTCATCCTGGAATATAAGCTTCTTTGTCCCTGCGACGGGGTTGAGGTATCTTGCAATAGTCCGTTTCAATTGTTCTTTCTGCAAGGGAGTAAGCCCGTCATCAGTAGCAACATGGAGTTCTAAGAGCCTACTTGAAAGTTTTGTATCGAATAGAAGTTCTCCATGTCTTCCAGGGGCGTTATCGACATACTCCTTTACTGAAGGCTGTTCTTTTCGACTATCGCCCAAAACAAGGACACCCAATGGCTCCATCCGACCTGCAGTTGTAATAATGAAATAAGAGTCAGCGGGATATTCTGTGGGCGTGCCAACGGTATCAACACCTATGCCAGAATCGGAAGTGGATAGGCTGGCTATCAAGGATATTAATTCCGCCCCATGTCCAGCATTCGATACCTCGACTATGAAATAGGTAGCGGAATTATAGTTCACGGCAGAATTGTACGAAAAACCACTGTTATAATTGGTCATAATCCATCACCGTCCCTTTAATGCATTGTCCAACTGGTCTATTTTATCCTGTACATCGTTGATGTTTTGATGTGCGTATATTTGTGTTGTGGCAATACTGGCATGCCGTAGAACATTTTGTATTACATCCAAAGGCGCACCTTTTTTAAGCAGAGACATTGCGCGTCCATGTCTAAATATATGAGGATGAACATTTTTAATTATGCCGGATCTCACTCCTGCGTTTTTTACGTAACATTGTATAGCTTTCTTACTCCACCTGTTATGCTGCCTAGAAAGAAATAAGGCAGGAATATCATCCTTTCTTGGAGCTAGATACTCCTTAATCTTCTCAGAAGCAAACTCAGAAAATATGCAAACTCCTTCTTTATCTCCTTTGCCTAAAACTTTAAACCGCCTCGTTGTGAAGTCTAACGATGCCTTATTTAATTGATAGAGCTCCGATAATCTGCACCCACTCGAAAAAAGTAAACTTGTCAATGCCAAACCTCTTTTATCACCTTTTACAAAATCATAAATCGCCTGTATTTCATCATCAGTAAGAAAATCCCTTATCTTTGTCCGTACTTTGATGGGGTCTACTTTGTCCAAGGGATTTTTCATATCAAGATACTCTTTTTTAATCATTGCTTTAAAAAATGAATTAAGAGCCACATATTTTCTGTCCAAAGCTGCATCACCATTTTTACGTTCTTTTGTACAATAATCAAAGAAATCTTCAATATCAATATGACTTGTTTGTTCTAGTGGTTTATCTTTAATATATCTTAAGTATAAAGGAATATCACCTTTGCAAAATGCCTCAATTGACCTGTCTGTCAAACCTTTATTTCTACATATAGTTTCATATCTAGAAAGATGTTTAAGGTTATCTTTGTTACATTCCTCTAATTTACATAGTTCCATGTTGTCTCACTTCCTTCTGTCTTAAATAAAAGAGGACTCACTTCTCAGCAAACCCTCAGCATAATTATTTTGACTAATCTTCTGGTACTTCCGGTACCGGATTCATCAATCCCAACAATTCATCTGCGTCTGCTTCATCTAATGTCCCTGCCACATAGTGCATATCAATCAGTATGCCGAGCAAGTTTGCATCAATCGACTTATCCGCTATGGCCTGTGCGTAAGCTTGTTTCCGTGTAGCATTATTAATAATTGCCATAAACATAATTTACCTCCTATGCTTCGAGTGCTGTTATACGAGCATCGAATAAAATATTTTGAGCATTCTGATATGACATAAAACTTGATAGTTCTTTCGAAGTAATTGAAGCCATCTCCGCTGTAGAATCTCCTTGTGCTGCTCTGTTTATTGGATACGAATAGGTAGTATCTCCGATAGTTGTTTCAGCCCAATCATACAGATATATCACCTCGAACATATAATCATCCAGCGTAGAATCTCCAATTACCGTAATTGTAGTTGTGTCATTTGTGCTTGGAGTGATGCTCTCATAAGTCATACTTCCATCATCATTTTCCGTAATCATCTTCACCGATTTCACACTAACGATGTCTTTCCATCCTGACGGTATAGTGATAACTCCGCTTACTGGTTTTGCATAGAACCTAGGTGCTGGCTCCCATATTAGCGAACCACTCGGCTCTGCCACTAATTGTCCCATACCCTCGATATATGTCACAATAGGCGTTGCCAACTGATAATTTAGCGTAACTGAAAAATTACTTGGCGTTTGCCAATATCCCAAAGTTTGTCCAGATGCAACTACAAAATATATATATCCACTATATGCGTAATAATTACCAATTTGTGCGACATCATCTCTATCTGCAAGATTTATTTCTTTTGCACCATTATACACATTTATGCATCCATCTATAGCGGTACTTATAGCCGAACCACTCAATCCCGCCAATACCCCATATATAATATCTACATTTACAGGGACAGTAGATACTCCCTCAATTTTCGCACCTTCTAAGACGTAATCTCCACTATTCCTCTGCGTCTTTATCCTAGCAACGAAGTCAACTTCATCTTTGACGTCGCCCACAGAGGTGTAGCCATTAGTTGACGGGGGGATATAGGCTTCTGTGTCTGTGTAGGCTTCGTAGGTTGTGGCTGATGAGCCTAGTTCTAGTTGAATTTCATTATCTAATATAGTATATCCCAATATATTAAAAGTAATATATGCGGTGTCTGGAGATATCACTAAAGTGGCTTCTGTTAGATTAAGGTTCCCAATATGTGTTGCACCTAAAAAATTGTTAGCTATCCCAAAATTAAAGCGATACTTATCTCCTGTACTTACAGGCAACCCCGATATTCTCATATTACCAGGGTGTACAAACGTTTTGTTTTTACTTCTTACAGCAGTAGCAGAAACCTGTTTAGCTCCCGTAGAACCAGAATAGCTTCCTGATTCCAATTCGCCATCAAAAAAGTTTATGCCATGTGAAGTACACCTACCACCGCCACTAAATGTGGATTTAGTGCCGGATGTTCTGTAGTGGTATCTGTTCATTAAAACGGTTAAGCCTTCAGCATATTCTGCGGAGGTAATTTCCTGAATGAAGAACTGGTAGTATTCGGTATAGCCATTGCCCTCATGAGTAACATATAATCTTGGAGTTTTGCCAGTCAAATCAGATGCTTGTACAATAACGCCTATACGTTTATTATCTACCGCATTTAGACTTGTGAATAACTTTATATTAGCAGGAGCACTTGTGTCATACAACATACAAGTATATCCAGATGTTTGAGCATTATTTGTAGCTGCTATGCCCTGAATAGTAAGCAAATAGTTTTTAGTCACATCTAAAATTGTTGATACATCTCTATATCCAACAGCACCTGTTGCACCGGTAAGTCTATACCTACTTGACACTATACTATGACCAGCAGAATTCCATCCATCAAGTGAAGTTGCCCATGTCTCAGGAGCAAGTTGGTTCTTTGTGTTGCCGCTTAGAGTGACGTCAAATTGACCTTTAAGGGCGATACCATCTGGGTCATACGAGATTATGGATTGGGTGACGGTTTCGGGAGTGGAATAGGAGGCTACAATAGAACCTATAGTATACGTGACGTCCGCAGTAAATACATCGGTAATAATTGCCGCTGGGCTGACAATTATGGCTCCGCCGCCATAGTCGATTGTAAAACCTTCGGTTATTATACCACCGTTTTTCTTTATAACTGGAGCAGGGGAGAGCAGCCAGTTTCTTTTACCCGCTGCAACTTGATATATACGATATCTATCATCAGCCGAAATATAAACTTCCGTCAGAGCAACGGCTGTTTCGGCGAGCGTCGATATATCAATAGCTTCCTCAAGCTTTTTAACTGCGCCCATTAAACCAGATATATGCGTAGAACGTATTTCAGAAGTTTGAGGGTCTTGCCAGTTAGTCTTAGCCATGAGATTTCACCATCCTTAAGATATAGTAACTGTACATGATACAACCCAGGTATCGGGTGAGCTTTTCGTGCCATGTGCCTCTTGCTTTCTGCAAAGATTGTCACCGGTATCATCAGAAGATGAGACGATGGTGAATTCGTTCCAAGCATAATTGCCGACAGAAGCGCCGAATGTCGCCCTGAAAGTCACGGTTTGATTTAATACCTGCGGATACGTCCCATCCATTGCCACATACACCTTATTCGTAGCAGCCTGTAATCCTGTTTGGGAGGCTATAGCTGCAGTTGTACTATCGCCAACACCTATGTATGTATTTGCAGCATTAAATGGCGTTTCAGCGGCGCCAACAAGCAAATTGAGCATGGCAGTAATGCCTTCATTTAAAAGGCAATTGCCATCCCACTCTTCAATCGCATAAAGGTTTTTTGGGCATGCACTGCCATGATATTTTTCGATTTTCCAATGAGGTTGCCATTTTGCAGTCTCTTTTATGCCAATACCAGCACTCACAGATATATTTACGTCGCCCTTACCTGTAACTTCAAATGGCGTATTTTTCAAAAGCAGATTAAGAAAACTTTTCAAATCCATGGAATCAACTCCAGTCCTGTTAAATAGAAAAGCCGTCCCATTACGGAACGGCCTATAATTAGTAATTGAATTTTAGCCTTTATTTTTTAATTCCATCTTGGTTAAGCACAGTTGTTGTACCATCATCATTTTTAATTGCTATACCATACTTACCAGATTCCAAATTGCCAAGCATCACTCGACTATTTATTATGCCGTCATCCAAATAATTTTTCGCCAAGTTGTACCATTCCTGCAGTTTTTCCCGAATAGATTCCGGAGTAACAAAAAGGCGCAGCCAAAGGGGTATCAAATTGAAATACAGAGCCTCAAAAACGGCTTCAAACTTCTTTTTACCTTCCTCGGAGGAAAACACTCTTTCGGCGGTCAACATAAGCGCATACGCCTGTTCGCGGAGCTTAGTCCACTGCTTTGTGACTATGAGATAGATTTCAAAACCAAGCAGTACCACTGCCAATAATAAAACAAACCAGTTTGCGATTAAAAATTCTTTCATCATACGACCTTCCTTCCTGTTATTTTTTCATACAGCCTTACCGTGATTACGGCGGCCTGTTCTCGTGTCAATGGTCCTTCTGGATTAAACGTACCATCCGGATTACCGGTTATCAGCCCCAGGTCCTTTGCGGCCTTAACATACTTAGCTGACCACCTTGATTTCGGAACATCTTTAAACATATTCTCATCCTCCTCGTAGGAAAGGTATGGGCATTTTAGCCAGTGAGTCCATGGAGTAGCTCCAGCTCCAAACAAAGGAGTCTGAATAACTCCGTACTTTGTACCATGAGACTCGATAACCTGCCCATTGCCGATATATACTCCGATATGCCCATCTTTCCATAAACAAATACCCGGCAGGTCGGGATATGTCGGTCCCAAAGTTTCTTTTACAGTCGCGGCATTATACATGCCATTAGCACTCACGTCAGTCTGTTGAGCATATACAGGATTGTTGCCATTCCACCATAAGTAAGACTTAATCAGTCCCACGCAGTCTGCAACTCTTTTACCCATCCAATTCTGACGAATGAAGGATTCATATTGCTTAACATTGCTTGGATACTGTTTCAATTTATCCTGTAGAATTTTCTCTGTAATCGTCAACCCGTAAGTCCCGTATACGTACCCCCACGCCTCATTCAAAGCCTTTTTACAATGCTCTACCAGTCCAATATTAGATTTGCTCAATGTCCTTCCTCCCTTCGTCAAGCTTTTCCTCCAGCGCTTCCTTCTCCTTTTTCTTCACCCAGAACAACAGAGGCTGTAAATAGTCAGCCCCGGCTTCAATCAAGTTTTCAATATTTGAAGCGAACTCCCGGAAGAACAAGAATGAATAGACCACTGTTGCAACAATATTACTTATATATGGAATAGACACGAAGCGCATTGAGAGTCCGGCCAGTATCTGAATGACAAGATAAGACACGATTTTAATGCTCGTTTTATGGAACATCGCTTCCGAATTCCAAGCTTTGGCTTTAAATGCCTTGACAATCCCGCCACTCTTTACGAATATGGCAAACCATCTTGTAAAGAGATCAAGTACCACGGCCACCCATAAGGCGATAAACCAGACTACGAAGCTTTGTTCCGGAAACATTAGCCAAGTAATAATAGCGCTTAATATTGCTATTGCCGGTTTTACTGTGTTGTATATCTTTTCAAAAAGCTCAAACATCTTGCACCCCCGCGTATTTATTGTAGAATAAAAGAACCTTCCCTTATTTACCCGCGTAGGTAAGAGGAAGGCAAATAGGACCGTTGGTGTTAGCGCACCTCCGGCCTCTTGCACAACTAAACCATTGAAGTTAGCACCTTCTTAAGTTCTCTTGAAAGAATCGAAGCATCAACTTCATCTTCCATATGCATGTTTTCAACTTTCAATAAATTGTCGAATTTTACAGATTTCCGATTATCAGTAGAACTGTAAGAATCGCCGGCACGAGTTTTACCCGTAATCCCGGATGATACAGCAATAAGCGTCTTTAGGTCGGTCGACAAAGAAGGGGGGAATGTCAATTCTCCAGGCTTCATGTAAACAGCGCCATAGGAAAGGGTTTCGCCACCACTATGCATTTTAGGGAGTCTTTTTAAATATTCCTCGGTCTGCTTATAGTTCATATTGTGAAGCTGATCTGCGACTCCCGGAGAAAGCTTCTCAAGCTCATCATAATAGGCCTTTGCCCTGTCAGCAGCGCTTTTATCGCCACCAATTTCATATTGTTTCTTCATCTCAAGGATGCTACTTGCATTCTGGTATGTTTGCATTTTTTCAATGGAAGCTTCAGCTTCTGTTGTGGCTTTGTTAAAGCCGGACACATCACCTTTTTTAAGAGCCTCCTGCATTGGAACGAGGTAATTGTCAACCCATTGCTGATATGCTTCTTTGGAGCTTGCGGCAGCCTTTGCAACAATTTCAATATTGTGGGTATCAAACAAGCCTTCAAGGACTTTGTAACTATTTTCCCAGACTATTTTTTCTTCCTTAGCGGTTTCCTCTGCAATACGAATTTTTTCTTGTGCAGCTTCTTTTTCATCATCAAGTTCTTGCTTCCTGAGTTCAATCTCACGGTCATGAGCGGATTCTGCAATGTCGTTATTAAGCTCGTAGATGGATTTATTATAGCTCGCAGTTTCTTCGGCTATTTGCTTGTCTATGTCTTCAATGGCTTTTCTATGTTCTTCGCCCGTTCTTAACTCATGATATTTTCTATTCTTTTGAAGTTCGGCCAGCTTTTTGTCATGCTCTTTATCAAGCTCAAGCCTTTTGTCATTGAGGTCATGCTGCTCGTTTTCGTAATCATGCTTATCTTCATCACGGCTGAGACGTTTTTCCCTTTCTTCGATACGGCGAATTTCTTCTTCTTGAGTATCTTTAACCTTCTGCGCTACCCCTTCGATTTGGTCAATGCGTTCATCGTAAGCATCTTTTAATGCGTCCTGCTGTTCTTTAAGCTTATCTTTGTAATCTTCTATATCTTTTTCCCTGAGTTCTTTTTGGAGTTTGTAGAGGTTGACCGTAGCTTCTTTGCGCGCTTCAATATTATCTTTCTGATTAGTCAATACCCTGTTCCATGCGGCTATTTCCTCATCTGCCGAGAGCTGATCAAGTGATTTTTTCTCATTAATCCAGTTGACTGAATCCTGGAGGCGTTTGTCCATCAGCCGTTTTTCAGCCGAATAAATGCGCTCAGCCATGTTCATACGTTCTTCAGGGGTTTTTGCATAGAGAGAGTTTATTTTGTTAAGGTCTGCGATTTCCTGTTTAATGGATTTTTGCGATTCCTTGGCCATGTTTTTTTCATGTTCAAGAAGACTTAATGCCTTTTGCAAGGCTTCGTTCTGCTTGCTGCCCGCTTTTCCCTTGTAGGTATCCAACCCTACGGTGCTATAAATATCAATCTCTTTTTTTAGAGCACCAATTTCATCAACTAAACCTTGAGCCTCTTTTAATTTCTCTAAGGCTACGCTAGTGTCAACTGTTGCCTTTTTTGAAAATTGGTCTAATGCTCCTGACCAAAAATCTAATTGGAAACCTTGATTAAAAAATTGACCTTTTGATTCAGCATCTTGTTTTTGTTTTAATAGAGTATCTATTTGAGATTGTGCATAATCTCGTGTCTGTCCAGCTAATTCTTGCCGCTGATCAACTTTTGCCTGTTCAAGCTCCATTAGATTTACAATGCTTCGACCTTCCTTTTCGTTTACATCTAAAGTCTTTAGCAGTGCATCTTTCTGAACTTCTAAACCTTTTTTAGTATCTTCAAGCTTTTTGATATGCCTATCTTTTTCAATTTGCCATAAATCTTCTAATGCTTGCTTGTTAAGCTTTATATGGCCGTTTTCAATAGTCATTGCATCAGCTAGCTGCGGATATGTTTCAAGTAAATTCATTGCAGTTTCAACACTAAGTTCATTATTTGAAGACATTTCCTCATAAGCAGAACTAAGCGATTTCGAAGCTGTTTCCAAATCATCAAAAGCTGTTTTAACTACTTGCCGCATCCCCTCGATGTTTGATGTAAAATCAGTAACGGCATTAGAATTGTTTAAGGTTGAACTATCGCCAAAAGCTGATTCAATTGCCAATGCAGCGCTTTCCAGTTCCGGATGAAGTCTAATCAAGGCATCTGTAAACTTTTTAATCTCCGCCGCTGACCTGTCAACACCTGCTGTGTCACCTTTGAATTTAAAATTGTTATACCTTGCCACGGCTTCATCGAAGTCTGAAGAATTCATTTGGTCAATGAAAACCTGCAATGCCTTTTTTTGCGTATCAATATTAACACCTTGACCACCGAGTGCATTTGCGAATTCAGAGATATACGCCTTTGCAGCATCGGACACTTTAGCGCCGTTGTCCTCAATCTGTTTGATGATGACTGTAGCATCATTTTGAAGCACTTGTTGACGGTCCTTTGATAAATTCTGAATAGTGTCGTTAGTGTCTTTTGCATCGTTAACTAATTGTGCCAACAAATCCTTTGCTGATTGACCAGAAACGCCATGCATACCCATATAGCCCCAATTCTGAAGCTTGCTTGAATAATACTTTCCGCCTTGATCAATCGCGGTTTGTAATTTAACTATTTCATCAGAATATGCATCTTTTGCATCAAGTTCAACGTGTAGCTTTTTAACATCTTCTGTATCTTTTGCCTGGACTGCAATTTCCAGTAGTTTTTGCTTTGCCGCTATTTCGTCCTCAAGAGCTTTTACTCTCAATTTAATTGCAACAACAGAATCTGAATAGGCTTTACCTTCGGAATTAATCCCAGTAATGGAAACTCCAAATGCATCAACCAATTCTTTTTGGACTTCAAGCAATCTTAACTTCTCATCTGCCGTAGCGGTTAAGGAATCCTGCTTTGCTTTTAAAGTTTCGTACTCCGACGAAAGTTCTTTTAAACCATCCTTTTCATCAGAAAGTGACTGTATATTTTTTTTGGTATTTTCAACTAATAACTTTTGTTCTTCGTTGTACCTGCCTATGGCACCTACTAATACGGATATCGCAGCTGCCGCTGCTGATATTACCAATAGCCACGTATTGACAGTCATAAAGGTCTTAGAGGCTGCGGTCGCAGTGTTTGTAGCAGCCGCTGTTGCCGTAGCAGCCACTGCCATTTCTCCCATAGCACCTGCGGCTACTTTTGAAGCTACTGCTGTAGTTCCTGCTGTAATACCGAATAGTTTAAGGGCTTGCTGTCCTGTTTTCAAAACTACAAACATGGCAGTAAAGGCAAGAACTCCATCTTGAACTGGCTTAGGCAACTTTTCAACTACTTGAAGAACGCCTGTGCCAGCATCCACCATAAGTTTAAGAGTACCTGTCAGCCCTGAATCTCCCAACGATACTGCCAATTGCTGTGCGGCAGCCTGTAAGGATAAATATTTTTTTTCCAGCGTGTCCATTGTACGTTCATTTTCCGCAACAGAATATCCGGCTGCGTCTGTCATATTGTTTAAGACTTTTTGAGCTCCAGTTAATCTTTCAATCATGCCGATGAAGTAATTCCTGCGGTATACACCTGCTGCGGCCTGTGAAATGTCCCTCTGTTGCAAATCGTTCCATTGTTCTTGTGAGCCAATTGCAGCCGCCAATTCTTCACTGTAAAGTCCTGCGTCATCTGCGGCTTTAACAAAACCATCCTGAATTTCAGGAGCCAACTGTCCCCATTTTGCAGCAACATCTGTAAATATGCCCATGACATTACGGAATTGCGTCTTAGCTGCATCGGCAAATACTTGAATTCCTAACCCTTCAAATGTTTTGATTGCAACAGGTCGTTGCACATAGGAAAGAATTGAATTGAGAGCGTTCAGTTTGTTACTCTGCTACGAATAGCAGGAGCAGGTCATTTCTGCCTGCTTCTGTGCATTCATTACTAGGTTATACGCACACGATCGGACTATCCCTTCGCCTTTACAGGCGTGCTTATTATAGAAATACTATATCCTTTTTCTTGTATTTTAATTCCAGTTTATAGTGCATACCTGGGAATTCTTTGACTATAGGAGCAACTATCCCTAAGAGCTTTATAGTGTTTTCTGTGTTACACCACAATCTAGGGTGTCCTTTGTCTGATGTTATTCCAAATTTTAAGCCGAACTTGTTTAGCAGCATTTCCTTAAACAATCCCGCTTCTTCCCAAGTAAATCCATGAGTGCAAAGATAGGCGTTTCTTGCATTTATGGTATCACTGCCCTTTTTATTTTTTAAGCTCAAAGAGCCATCATCCATATAAAAAAAGGCCAGTGAAATTTCATTAAATCTATTAAGCAAGGTTTTTGTAATAACTTTTTTTCTTTTTTTGTATATGAGGTTGTATAGATAACTTAATTTTTTACTATTATAATAAGCATAGCGAGCTATATATCCTTGTTTGTCGGTAAAAGTTCTTAATGTTGTTGGTTTAATGTACGCTTTTAAAAACTTCACTTTTTCATCTACATATGTTAATTGCTTTCCGCCATGCCTAATATATAGTGTATTTTGGTTATTCATACTTCCATCGCCTAAAATCATGCCTAACAAGGCACTGTTAAACTGGTGTTTTGATTTGGCTAGACGCATAAAGCATCCACTCCCTATATAAGATATAAGTATTTTAATAGTCTCTGCACCTTCCGCATTAAGCGGCTTGGCTCACGATTGTCCACCTCTGGACTTTTCCTGAATTTAAAGCAAGTTTTCCTGCAAGATTGCTCTTGCAGGGGGCAACATGTTTACCCACCTCTCTACCAGTCCTTCCTGAAGCCTCCTTCATTACAGTTAGCAATGAAATAGTTTGCTCAAGAGACATGCCCATTATTCTTGCGGCACCTGATGAACGGAGAAGTCCATCCACTAAATCCTGAGATTCGACAACAAAATCATCTGCGGTTTTGTTAATTTTATCCAGGACTAGGGGCAAATCTCCGGCTGTTAGTCCCCACTGAGACATTATGCCGACAAAAGCTTTTGTCGAAGTGGCTGCGTCCAATTCTGCTGTATTTAAAGCAAGCAGGGAAGTCTTAGTTAGTTCAATGCTATCACGAACATTATAGCCTGCCTGTGCCCATCTGAGGGTTATATCCTGAACCTTGTCAAACGTCTGTCCGTAATCTACGCCAAGACCAAGCAAATTGTCACGAAAGTCATTGAATACGAAGTTAGTATCTTCCATGACACGGGCAATCTCGGTAACGCCCATTTCAACATCGGAAATCGTTTTAGTGGCTGCTTTTGCACCATTAATAAGACCAAAAAAAAGCGATCCACTGAGAAACCACTCCGCGCGCCTTTGAAAACCACTTGCAAATATATTATTAGGGTCATCTTTGATTTTGCTATTATTAAATTGATCGACTACTTTTTTTACCGACGTGGTGGTTTTTGTGGCTTCGGTTTGAATAGTTTTTAGAGGTTGGCCAAATTGATTTAAAATAGTAGTGCCAGCACCCATGCTACCTAACTGAGAAGAAAACGACTGATTAATATCTCTGGCCCCTGCAATAGCATTCATTTTCATTTGAGACAATTGAAGATTTAAACTAGCAACTCTGCCTTCAAAAGATTTAATTGCTAATTCTGCAGGGTTAAAATTTAACCCAAGAGTTTCCATGATTTTTACCATCGAGGTATCGTCCAACAATTAGATCACCTGCCTTTTCCTGGATTGACTATACCTACTTCTTTTAAGCGACTATTAACATGAGTTTCATTTAAAGGTTCATCAAATCTAAACCTTAATAACTTAAGCCCGTTTTTTGGTATTAACTCATTTTTTAAGGTATCGTGAAATTGTACTCTTTCCAATCCCTTCTCAGGGTCTTGATTTGGGAGAAATTGTATTGGCTTAAAATGTGCCTCTCCATCAAACTCAACGCATAGTTTGTGTTCTGGATAGAAAACATCCACCCTCAGATGATAGTTTGTTATGGGAGACCTTAGCCAATCAAATCGCTTTTCCCTTTTGAATTCGGGAAACCCCAAAACTTTGTTAAAAAAAGAAATGCATTCATATTCCCAAGCTCTCCATTTTTCAAGGCTTTTGCCAAAAACCTTCTTTTGCCAAAATGGAATTCCGCCTCTCAAACCATAAGTCATTGAGCTGGGACACAACCCTTCTTTACAGAATTTGTCAAGGTCTCTAGCGGAAGGTATCCTGCCTATTTTTTTACCTAAACTTCTTAGCATTTCCTCCATCTGAGCATCTGTATATTTTTCACCATGTGTTTCATGCCAGTCTTTTGTTGATATGCCGTGCTTTTTCAGCCACAAGGCAACCATTGTAGGTGATGTCCCTAATTCCTCTGCAATTTCAGGCATGTTCCTGTTTTCAGTTATATACCTCTGGTATAGCCAGTTTTTGCTTCTGAGTTTTTTAAGTCCAGGAGTTTTCTCCAACATTCTTTTCTCAAAAGTTTTCATCTCTACCCCTGCCTCACTTAATCTGCAGCATATGGCATGAATGCTACAAGACATTTTTGCGGCTATTTCCTTACAGGTAAGTTCTTGTTCGGCATAAAGGTTCTTAATATATTCATGGTCATTAATTAGTCTGATATTTTTGTTATCAGGCATCCGGGATTCTCTTATGTTTCTAGTAGCAATATTATGGATTGTAAGCCATCTTTTCACGGTAGTATCGCGCACCTTAAGCTCTTTAGAAATGTTGTTTGCACTTCTCTTTTTGACTACATATTGTTCATTTAGCCAGTCTTTGTTTTCTAATAAGCTATAGGCATCTGAGACACAACCTTTGCTCATAGAGAATCACCACTTTTCTTTAAATCCCGTTAAAAGCGTTTGCGAAATTCATAAATTGAGAAAGCTTTGGAGGTTTTCCGGTATCGGTAGACGGAGCAGTGGAGGTGCCAAGCGAACCACCGAAAATTCCTGGCATCCCGATTTTTATTGCTATATTGTCACCTAAACTATCACGATAAGCCTGTATAACAGGTATTGACATTTCCATTAATTCGCTTCTTGTAATATTGGTATGACAAGCAAATTCGGTAAAAACCTTGCTCCAATCGGGCTTAGGATTTTCGGCCCCATCCTTTTGAGATGGAGCCGTATTTAACCCGACAAATCACACAACTTTTTGAAAAAGCCTTTCAGGTCAACAATATCCCAGTCATCAGCCATGGCCTTTTCAAGAGTCACAGCTTCACCTTTTGCATCAAAGCAATATCCGGCGAGCCATTTGTCAACCTTTGTTTTGGCATCAGGATTTGAAATATTGAAAAGTTGACTTCCGAGACTGAGGTTGTCCTTCATAAATTCATCTATCCGTTTTAATGCTATTGACTTTATGGTATAGATTTTATCCTTTGCAGAAAAATCTTCCCCTGTACCTAGCATGTTTGCCAATGATACAGGGGAACCATCTGTTTTACTCATAAATTTTGCCTCCTTAATTCAATAATTCAATTACGATCTAGGTGCAAACTTGAAGTCTACAGCCTTATTGCTCCCCCTGGGCTTCAATACCTTAAGCGTGATACTTTGAGGTTTCGGTTCTCTGCCAAGTTCAGGCGGGTTAATATTTCCGGTAGATTTACACCTATCGACAACAAGATTCACATCATAGAACGTGCTTTCGTCTTCGCCGACAGCTTCACCAGATATGATACATTCCATAACGGGCCTTGAACCTGACTTCGGAAGTCCGAACTCGCTTGCTGTCAATGCAGTCCAGTCGTAAGTGAGAAATACAGCCTTGCCTGCATCTGCGCTGTTAAATACTGCGGCAGCTGCACTGATTGTATACTCAGTTGTTGCAGGTGTAGCACTCACGCTGGCTGTTTTAGACCAAGCCGAAGTATTCTGGTCTACTAAGATGGTCGTACCAAGTGCCGGCGTATGGTCAAGATCAACCGTATAAGGCGAATCTTCAGGTATTAATATTTCTTCGTCGTTCGCCCACATTTGAGTATTGGAAAGCTCTTCTACTGTCGTTCCCATCAACCATGCATACAATTCGGGTGGCATGAAGGAAAGATTTACTGCAAAGCCACCTTCTTTACCGGTATCCGGTTCAGCTGCATCCCAGTCACTATTGCCATCCGGCAATGGGGTAGTTTTTATATTGACGTTTGGGACAATTGACTGTACTGCACCATTTCTGAAATATGAATTTGTAGAACTTCTTACAAGAGCTCCGGCAACATACTTGGTAAACATAAGTTTACCGGCTTTTGAAAAATGAATAGGTTGTATCATCTTGCTTTCAACTCCTTTCGAGTTAAATTTTACGGTTAAAGACATATCTGCTCCCAACACAAAAAAAGCCGGACATGGTAGGGAGTTCACCAAGTTGGCCATCAAAATAGGTAGTTCTTTTATTAATTGTTTTTTCATTCAGAAGTAGGAAAATTCGTTCTTGTACTTGGTAAGCTATATAATCAAGCGTAGCAGGTACATGACAATCAATTTCCAACACCTCTTCATTGAATTTTTGATTACCCATTTTTCTTGCTGGACGAAAGAAATTACATAGACGTCTTTCGTTTGTTACAATATCTGTCCACTGGCTCCGCTTGATAATCCTCTTTGCAATTTCAACCTGTGTTTTCCCCGTGAGTGCAAGAAGGTTTAAGATTGCGGCATCTGCTATTTCGATATTCTGTATTGCCGTAAGGTCACTTGATGGATTAAACAAAGATACCACCTCTTTCAGGGCGAAAAAATTGCCCCTTGTAGGGGCTTACTTTGTATCACAAATTATGAACTTGCCGAATGGGAACGCCTTGACAACTGACCGAATTTTATCATGGAATCGCCCATTAGCCATCCATCTTGCTGCTGTCTGCATTGCATGTGACGGAGGCTGGGGAATAACTTTGCCGTCTGCTTCAAGGTCATGTCCGCCTTTACCAACACCGTCAACCGAATTACCGAAAATATCAATTTGACCTGATTGCTTCGGTCTGCTGCGGATTTTGTTATCACGACGGGCAGGATTCCACATTGGACTGTTTTTATAAGCCGATAATGCGGGGTTTCCAGAATCCATTTTTGAGCCCGAGCCCCACTCGTCAAGCGTAGCCCACGGTCCGCCAACGATACTTGCAACAATTATGCCCGCAACTTCTTTGATTGCTTCATCTTCCAGGTCAGCTTCACCCTCAGGAGTCAACATGCCTTGTCTTGCACTTAGTAAAAGTTCCTGTTGCAATTGCTTCATTGCACCCAAAAGATTCAAGTACAAGAAATCAGCACAGGATTGGCCGTCAAATCTTACCCCATGTGCATCAACTCCATCATCTGACCATTTGCATACCTCATGAATTTCTCTCGCTTCTTATTCCAGTTACGCTTATATTCCGGAATGTCGTATGGCGGTGTAGAGGTCCGGCTTTTTAAAGCAAGGCAGAGAACCCCAGCAAGATAATTCAATGCGGCATCATTGAGCTGTTCATACTTCTTTTCCGTATTTACAAATTTGCCATATTTCCGCATTTCTTCAACAACAGGAGCAATGAGCAGCTTCATTGCGCCAACATTCAAATCAGCATCGATTATCCGATCTGGGAGTAGTGTTTCATCAATAGTGAGCATCTTGCGGATTCGTTCATGATAGCCCTTACCTAGATATTCTTCATAGCCTTTTGAGTTGTTTTTATCTTCTGAGGTATCCGAAAGCATAGCTTTAAATTCTTCCGGAATCTCATTTGCAATTTCTTTTGATTCGTTTTGCATGATTTTCGCCTCCTAATATTTTAATCTGGTCTCAAATCTGTTGAAAGTTGAATCCTTAAGACTCCTATCAAACCTATGGAGTCCACCGACTCAACTTGATAATTACTGCCATCATAAACCATCCTATCAAGGGCAATTGCACTGATTGACTTCGGAACTTGGAAAACATACTTTGTTGCATCCAATAGCCCCGGGTCCTCCTGCCGTAAATTTGCTGTGACGATTGCGCCATAGGACGGTACACTTGAAACTTGAACCTGCCACTCCTGCACGACATTGTTGTTCTCGTCCACAGTCTCAACAAAACGCTCATGCATCAGGTCGGCATTCGTCTTAACACAGAAGAAAATGTCCTCGCCGGATTCTGGGTCATTGTCAACTGACTGTATAAGGTACTCATTTGTGCTAACAGAAAATACCTCACCGCTGGCAAGCCCGGCATCAGCAAGGATTAAACCTTCCCAGGCTGCATCACGAATGCCGATATTGCTGGTTGACTTTGAAGAGCGCTTCATTGAGACTTTTGAAGTTATAATCGGAGTCCGACTTATTGAGCATGAAAGCCCACGAGCATTAAGCATTTTACCTGCATACGACATAATTGTCACCGCCCTTAATGATGATGATGGTGATGATGAGATGGGGAAGAAATGCTGAAATGAGAAAAGGATGAGATGGTAACGGTACTTATATTCCCGATATATCCATCCCTCTCTGTCTCAAAATCAGCCTTCTTTTGCGTCCAATCAATACTAAGTTCATGAGTTTCGCTGGGTCCCTGCTGACGTACTGGCAACCGTGCAGGCATGGAGATGGACAATAAGCTTGCGCACTCACAAACCACGGCAGCTTCCAGATAAATTAAATCATCATCTGTCAAGCTGGCGTAATCGGGCACTTGCTTTATTATATTTGCCTCTGCCACGGAAACAACCTCTGGTTGACCTATTGATGCATCAGAGAGATAAGGCTCTAAAACGCCCATTTTGGAACGAATTCGAGCCTCCCATCCTACAACGGTCAAAATCCTGTTACTCATATAATCACCTCGCTGGACTTATTTCTGGACTCGAACAGAATTCCCAGTCCGGACAAATTTTGCTCAAGTATTTGGTGTAACTTTCTAAACTGCCGATACGATATTCTAACAAGAGGTATATTGCGTTCTTGACAATACATTGTTTTGATATTGTCGTTAATCTTTAATCGAAAAAATGCCTTTTCTCCACCAAATGCCTTTACTGGTTTAAAATGCTGCACACCATCAAACTCAATTAATGCAATAAGAAATTTATCCTTAAAAACTCCAAAATCAAAAGGTAACGGAAATATGTTTTTGCAATCATTAATCTTATATCCCATGACAAAATCAATTCCTTTTGATTCTAAATATTTCCTTATAAGTTTTTCTCCTATGCTTTTTGATGAATTTGCGCAATATGGGCATCTATTCCCGCTTAAAAACATTGATGGAGTTACTTCGTAAACTTGCCCACAATCAGAATGCATCATTTCGATTTTTATGTCATTTTTCTCATATCGACCAATTACTTGATATTCATCTGCCTCTAAAGCATAAACTCTTTCTACAAATTCGCCTTGAGACATTGTGCGCTTTTCCCCGTTGAGCCGATACATGCATTTAGGGCATCTTGTACCTTTCAGAAACCACATCGGGCTTGCATTCCATTCATGTCCGCATGTGTTATGTCTCATTTTTATAGGGATATTATTTTTGCGATATTGCCCTAAAACCGAATATTCATCTCCAGCCAACTCAAGTACTTGGCTTGTGAATTGTTCGGTTGTCCGTGCATGTTTTCTGCCATATTCAGTATATTTACATTTTGGACAGCCATGTCCAGCAAGAAGACTATGAGGAGTTTTGTATATTTCTCTTCCGCATACGTTATGCCTCATTTTAATATTTGCTTGTGCTTTAATATACGGTTCAAGAATTGTAAATTCATCCCCATAGAGCGATTTTACTTCTTGCAGAAACTGTTCGTTGGTCTTTAAACCAGCAGGAGGCAAAGGGATTCTATTCGCCTTACGAATTGCTGACTTTTCTCTGCTTATTAGTTTCCTACAATTCTTACAGACCGATGTGAGACCATATTTTCCGGTCTTTTGCTTGCTAAAATATTCATTGGTAGCCGGATATTCATTATTACATCCCGTGCAAATCTTATAATTCATATCATCACCTCAGTAATAATTGTACCATAAATTACATGTAAGTACAAGCACTTTACATCAATGCCTTGTTGTTGTATTATTAATGCAAAGGGAGGTAATTCCATGGATGATAAGAAATTGCGCTTAAAAAACAGAACACCGCTTTCCAATGCCATAGAAAACAAATTATTTATTAGTCTGCAAAAACTTTCAAAAACTACGCGCATACCGATTTCAAGGCTACTCGATGAAGCTGTAGAGGACTTACTTAGCAAATATGACGTAAAGGGGATTTAACCCCTTATTTGTAGAAATTTGTCAATTTATTTCAAGCACAGCCGACGCTTCCTGCATGATCTTGTTGAAACCAGCATTCTCGGAGATCGTCAGAACTTCCGTCTGATTCAATATGAATCTTCCTGCCTCTTGCACTTCCGAGCCGATTTCAGTGACCTTCTCAATTGCGTACCTTGAGTCAAGTCCATAAATGGCAGCATGGGCATTGAGAGCTTCAACCTGAGGCTCATAGAGTAGGGTGAATTCAGAGAATATGCCCTGAGGCATTTGAACCTTGGCCGGCAATGCCATTCCACCGATGAGCAATGCAACAAGATGGGATGCAGTAGCAGCGGGGAAGAGCACATTTAATATCTGCAATAAACCAGCTTCGTTGGCAACCATAGTATTGCATTTGTATGGGAAGAACTTCAGCAAGAATGAAATCAACGCGTTCTGAGAAAGGGTCCCTGAAGATGCGGAGGTATCAAGAGTAGTGTTTTTATACTGAGTTGCGGCATTGTCATTTCCGTCGCCATCCAAGATTACATCCAGGATATCCAGAACTTCATCACAACTTGCCTGCTGCCCGATCCTTCTGATATGAAGTGCCAGCAAATCAATTTTCATCCTGCGGATAACTTCATAGGATGACTCGATTGCGTTACCAAACTTGTATATTTTGGTTGTGTTCTCAGCAGTAACAAGCCTGGATTTTGGAAGGTCTGTGGCTTCTACAACTCTTTTTCTCTTTGCAGCCTTCGTATTTGCAGTAGTATTTTTACAGTAAATTGTCCTATAGGCATTTCCCTCAATAGGAGTAGTCATGCCGACAAGATATCGTATAATACTGTCTGCAATCAGACTTTCTCTTAGTGTTGCACCAACAAATTCAGGGAAAAGGACTTTGCTTTCATCAGTCCTATAAAACGCATCGACCTTTGAAGCGTTAATTCCCTTTTCCGGAATAGTTTTTGTCACTATACCGTGTTCTTTAAATTGTCTTTCCAAAGCCGATAATGTCGAAACTTCACTATTTGGGTCAAGTCTATCGAGCAGTTGAGTAAATGTTATGCCCTCTTTTTTTGCCTGGTCATACATTTCTCTTGCTAATGCAATTTTACCCATTAAATTTCACATCCTTTCAATGATTTGAGCACAAAAATAGACCGCTAATAAACGGTCTGCATGATTGCCCTGTTTCGGGCATTTATCTTTTGTCGAGTGACAAAGTTTAGCCTATGAACACTACAACAGTGTTGACCTCTGCTGTATCATCAACTGACTCTGCACGTGCTTGGCCGCGACCAGCTGCAGTTTGAATTGCGCATGCACTTACTGCGCCTGATCCATCAACACAAACATAATCGCCTGCCGTTGGCAAGTAACCCGATATACCAGGAGCAGTCTTATAACCTTCAACCTGAACACCCATATATCCATCATCTTCATATCTGTCGATAATGCCATCCAACGGGTCGCCAGCATCACCATAACCCATCTGACCATTACCGGTAATTGTTACAGCGCATGCCGAAGCATAAACATAAGCAGCACCGGAAACAAGAGCTACAGCGCTTACGCTACCATGAGTCTGATATGTCACATACCTTGCACCTATGCCTTCAAAATCCTGTACACGTCTTGACATTGTTTTTCACATCCCTTCACAAATTTTGTCATAAAAATAACCGCTGTTTAGCGGCTTTAAACTTATTTATTTACTTGCTTTACTTGCTTATTTCATTTTGTAAGCTTCATCAGGTAAGTCACCAACAGAAGCGTTTCCCTGACCTGCTGCTGGATCCGTCTGTCTTTTTGCCGGGATAGTTGCTTTTGCCTGAGCTTCCCAAGTTTTGGCGATATCCTGAATTGCCGGAGTACCCATTGTTGCAAAGGTATTCTTCCAGGTATCAGCAGGGAAGTCATTGCCCATAGCCCTGACGCCCATTGCTATGGCATCATCAACTACCTTTTGGTGATAGTCCCTACCTTCAACAGCCAGCTTCAAGATAGCATCTGCTGATGTTTCCTTACCGAGCTTTTCAACTACCTGCTCACTGGTCATAAAAGCTGCAAGCGGCTTTATCGGTTCAACAGAATCCTTTATTTTCTGGACTGCAGAATCCCACTTTTCACCCAACTGATTAAACAGCTCTTCAGCTTTGGTTTCGCCTTCCTTGAAGGTTACGCCAAATTCTTCGAGCATTTTAAGAGTTTTTTCATTTAAACTCACTTTTGGTTCATCTCCTTTCAAAACGAGATTAGCTATGTTCTTAACCTGTTCCCTTGAAACACCTATTCTGTCGCCTATAGCAAATATGCTGTCGCGGTCTGTAGCAGAGACCTTGGCATGCTCAATCAGTCCTCCGATAGCAAATGGCTTTTTGTGGTTTGCTTTTTTGACCATGGTCAACAAACCGGTTCGCTCACTATATGTGGCTATAATAGGTTTTAAGGGGTCTATATCTTTTAGGTCGGTTATGACCTGATAGATACCGTGTTCATTTTGAAGCTCATCCCCAGCAGACATAGACATGATTTCAGATCCAGGATATGCGCCATCGAAGACACCGGAATGCTCATATAACCCGCCGGGAGGACATGCTTTAATGTAGCATAAGAGCTCTTCTTCGGAATCGTCTTCCTTCTTGATTTTATATGTCTCTCCTGGATAATGAGGGCAATCATCGCTATGGAAAAGATCGTTCCCGCATATCGAGCAAATGCCGACATTAAAGTAAAAGCCTATGGAAGTATCAAAAAGCGTTCCACCTTCTATGCTCCGGATAAGACCATCTGTGTTTATACCGTCGATATCGACGCCTCGCATCATATATGTAGAACCGTTAAGAGAAATAGTTTCTCCTTCCTCAATGCCAGGTCCATATTGCGATTCGAAAGTTCGTCCGTAAGGAATGGCTGGTTTTGGTCGACCGCCTACTCCGAGGAATCCGCCATTATGCCAACTATGGTCAAGAAGAAACGAAACGCCCTTGTTTGCATTTGCGGCAAAAACGTCAAGCAACTCTTTTTGAAGCTGGACATACCGGTCGGGAATTATCATGTCGCCAGCAAGCTTTGATGGAAAAACAAAAACATCTTCTTCGCTAAGCTTTCGTCTTGCAAGCTTATTTATTTTTGCAAGTTGAGCTTCGGTTGGTACTCCGTATATATCTGGCATATTTACCACCTTCCTTCTTTGATTTAAAATTACATTGTCCACATACATGACCGCCTGGAATTCTAATGAGAGCAAATCCGCATTTGGGACATCTATTCACTGTTGGTTTTGGGTCCGTCTGATTGAAGTTTTGCCCCCGAATGTTTATCATTTCCACTACCATCACCTGCCTTTTAATTTGAGATATTCAAGGAATGTATTATATTTGCGCTCAAGTATCATATTTTCCGTAACTCCGCTGTACATAAAATCAAATAAGCTTACAATCCTTTCGTGACTTCCAAAATATAGTGTTCGAGAATTGCATCCTTTAACTTTGTATATTGAACCACTGCGTATATTTAAACATTCAGAAATACGCCTGTTTAATTCACATAAAAATCCATTTGAACCATTATAAACTTTGAGCACAGCTTGACCTTTTCTAACAAATATAGTGCCATCACCTTCAAATACACCTCTGAAAAAATGACTGAGATATTCATCCGGAACAAGTGGCATTTGAATTTTTCCTGTTTTTCTAGGAATAATCCCGATATTTAAAAGTTTTTTCACCATGTACTTACTTCCGATAAATACCTTACCAGCTAAGCGAGCATTTCCTTTTCCCTTGTAAAGCGTTATTTTTACGTCTGTTTCCATTAAACTTGACAATTTATATAGGTGGTCAATGTCTATACTGGTAATGTGGAATGACTTTAAATTGCTTAGAATACAACCATCTGTAGTTATCCAACCTAAAACATAAGCCATTTCATTACTCCAAGAATTAAAAAAGTTTCGGTTTACAGTTTTCCTCAATCCATTGCCTTTTTCTATCTGCACTTGTTCGTCACGATCTCTTGTTGCAATATTATTTTTGGTTAAAAACCTTGCAATAGTTCCCCTTGTGCAATTGTTTTCTCTCGCTATTGCAGATATGGAAATACCAGATTGATATTGATGAATAATAGTATCTTTATCAAACTCTAAGTTTTTAAAAAACTCACCAGTGAAAGCACCTACGGACAAAAGTCTTCTTCTCAATGTTTCCCTTGACATTCCATACATTTTAGCAATTTGAGTTAAACTAATTTTATCTTCACGCAACTTCAACCATTCTTTGACTTCATTTGTCACTTTAACCACCTCATAATCATTGTATCATAAACTTACGTAAACTGCAATAACAATAATCAAATTGACTTACGCTTGTTTAAGATATACAATGAAAATCGGAGGTGATCTTATGGCAAACGATTTAATTAACAGGGAACGCTTTACAAATACTCTGGATAAAAAATTACTCGAAGAATTACAAAAACTGTCTAAGGAAACCATGATACCAATGTCAAAGTTGTTGGACAAAGCGGTTACTCAGTTGCTAAAGGAATACGGCAAAATCAAGTAAGGCTTGGCGGTTTTTCTTGAACCAAATCCTTCTTATTGGAACTTCCATCTACGTTGCCATTACTAAAGCTTACTTTGATTGAGTCATACAATGGGTCTACGACTGCATCCTTCTCAGCCTTCACTACCTGCGCCGCTGCATCTGTATTCTTTTCCCAACCCATTATAACAGCAATTGCGTGGAATTGTTCTTCCATAAGTTTAACTTTTAAACGTTGCTCTTCGTTCTCCCAGTTAACAATATTGTGCTTGAACGATGGTATGCCTTGAATGCCATTTACTCGAAGCCATAAGCGGGCAATTTCTTCCATGAGTCTCTTTGAACCTCTTTGGCAAGACATTACGCCATCCGTGAAGATTTTTAGCGTTATTGAGCCCCATGATTCTGTGGAACCCAATCCGCCGACACGGTTAGTCATAATACCCATTTGTTTGGAGCCGTTAAGCATCTGTACATCAACTAATTCCGTTACCGCCCTTACATCTAAACTCCTGCCAGAATTCGCACCTTGGGCCATATTGATTTTGATATCGTCGCCATGAATGTAATCACTATCGGGTTTTAGAGATTCAACCACCGTTTTTATTCTCGTGCATTCCGCTTGCAACCATTCATATTTCTTTTTCATATTGCTTTTTATGTCTGATGGACAATAGTTTTCGAGCTTTGCAAGGTCAATAACTATATCCGTCCTCTGGTACCCCTGGTGATGCAGAACGGCTTGTAAATCCTGCAAAATTTGCATCTGAAAATCGACAGCCTGCAGCACCGGCACCATAGTTAAGCTTCCCCGTGGATCCCCAATATCAGGATCAGAAGGCACCCAGAAGAAATTAGCATGAGCAGGGTCAAGATATGCCTTTTTGCCCATTTGCCACTGATATGGCACCCATTTCTTATGATTGTCGATATCTCCAAGTTCCCAGAGTACTGTTTGCGGTTTTACGGCATAAACATCGTATATATCAGTTCTATCCTCTGTTACCTCAGCCTCAGCACCTTGTCCACCCAATAAAAATGCACTGTAATGAAACTGGTCTATCAACCCATCAAGCCCCGAATTACTAATTTCGTTTATCCGCGCCGCAAACTCCCGCCATTTATCCTCAACATATGTCATTCGCGCTTTTGTCTTTCCGGAAGTGTAAAACTGCATCTCATTTCCCTGATTCGCAAGCCTTACGAAGTTCCAGACCGCCATCGACACATCCGGATTGACTTTTTTGAGGAATTCAAGCGCCTGAGATTCATCCCTGATATGTCTTAAATGATGAAGGACATCATGCGTCCGGGAGGTATATGGAGATAAGGTAGAGGAATACCCTGAACCTATCTGTGTTTGTCTGCCTGATGGAGGGTCTTTAGGCGCAGCTCTTGACCGGGGAGTGAATATATCCCAAAATGCCATATGCATCACCTGCCTTTAATTTTGAGCAATAAAAAAGAACCAGAAAAGTAAATTATATTTACCTTCTGGTTCACTTGACCACTAGGGTACTTTGGAACACTAAATCTTTATTTCTTTTTCAGTTGACTTCATGATTGCTTCAAGAGGCACTCGGCGAAATTGCAATTTCCCGTTACCCTTGCACCTCTTGCATTGAATTACTAGATCTTTACCATCCTTATATAATAGTGTCTTATTGTCATCTTTGCACTTAATTTCCTGCAAGGTTATTCACCAGCCTTCTTTTTAACCAACGCCATCCGGAAGCAATTCAGCGATTTTGTGCCCAAATACTTCAAGCAAATTGCATTATCAGGTAATGCAGGAATAATATCGCCGGCCAATTTAAACCCAGCGTTCTCCGCAAAGTCTTTAACTGTAATCATTGCTGCCGTCGGATAATCTGCTGTCAGAATGAGAGTTCCGTTTTTCTTTAACGTTCGATGAAATTCTTTCAACGCTGCCTGTATATCGCTTTCAGGTAAATGTTCAATAACACTAATGGAAAATACTTTGTCAAACATGTTGTTCTTATAGGGAAGGGCAGTTATATCCCCTTGCTTACAATGAGGCTCACAATACATCTCACTTTCAATGAATGATTTTAATGCATCATCCCCGAAAGCTTTTTGTATTTCATCACCAATTTTAATATAGTCATTTATCCGTTCATCCTTATCCACCGCATGGACAGCTTTGCATTTACCTGCCAGATAAAACTTAAACGGATGCGCAATACCACAAGCGGCATCTAGCACAACATCGGTAGGCTTAACAAACTCCGCAGCCCACGCATATTCGTACGGCCTGCTCCACCAAGGAGTAGGGAGGGGGAATACAACCGTATCCAGTCTTTTGTCGTTCGACGTAAAAAATCTTGATGTTAACATATCAATACCTCCAATTATCTAATTCTATTATCCAGCCTTCTGTTTCAAGCTCTTTTATTGCCCTCTTAAGGGTAAATCTAAACCATCTTTCTGCCAGTACCCTATGTTCAGCAATTGCCCAAATAATGTATTCTCCGTTCCTGAATTGAAACACTATCGCGGTTTTGCGCCATTTTTCTTTTTCCTCGGCAGTTCTGCCTATTGGAGGAAAGTGAATTGGATAAAAGTCCCTACTTGTAACACGCCTTAAGTCAATCATTTTTCGCCTCCTGCCTCAGTTTATAATTTTATCAAAGAACTTCAGGAGTAAAAGCAATAGAATTGTTAATCCGGAGGCGACTATATATAGCCGTAAAATACCAGACAGCTTAAATTCTATCTTTTTATCATCATAGTTGACTGTATGTTCCAGACATACAGTTGTCCCGTCTATTACTCTCCACCCTTCAGGTAATGAAGGTTTTGGCATATCCCAACCATAAGCTACTTTTTTATGATTCTTTTCTATATCCCCACATATATCGCATTTGAATGTTGAATTAATATCAATATCAATCATTTCTCAACCACAACCTTATATACCGCCTGTTCAGGAGCAGTACCACCCCAACTTACATCAACTATTTCAATAAGCTTCAATCCAGCCTGCTTAAGCAAGTGTTTCATCTGTGCCTGTGTCGGCACTATGATATGAGTGAAATAATCAACCCAGTTCTGTCCAGGAATGAATATCATGCCCTTGCCGCCGTTGCGGGTTACTCGCTTTGCTTCCATAAGTGCTACAAGTGGGGCAATGGAATGTTCCAGAGAATCCCACATTGTGAAGGCATCGAATTCAGGTAATTTAAATATAGGTAGCGTATGCATATCGCCAAGCAAAACGCTTCTTCCTAAAATTTGGGCTTTATCAACCTCTTTTTGTTGGCATGTTATCCCTACTGCTTCATGCCCATGCTTATTCAGCCATTCAACCACATTTCCAATACCGCAACCAATATCAAGCACCTTATGGCAATCGGCTATGTAGGGATAGTTTTCAGGCCATCCGACAAGGGTATCGGGATCACGGTCGGAAAATTCCTCTTTTGATTCTGGCCAAAACTGTTCAAACATATAATCGCCTCCGGTCATTATGATTGTGTTCAATCACCTGTATTGGCCCTACATACAAATAGAAATACATAAATACAACTGTTTTTCCTAAGTATAATTTATCAAATTCTATTAGATTTTCACTAACTTTAAATCCATGCAATCTGTTTTTTGTATCCAAAGAACCATTGTCGTCTACCTCAAATAAAAATTGTTCGGCAGATAAAGGGATATGCCCAAGATAAAAACTAAGCAAAGAATCTGAGATTTTTATTTCTTCAGAACAAAATAATTTAACTGGTTCCATCAAAATCGCCTCCTATAAATATTCAAGCAGCGTTTCAGCCGCCTTTTTCCCCGATTTTCCCCTGAGTTCTTCAGGGAAAATGCCTTCCATAAATTCCTTCGTCCTTGGTCCTTGTCCCAAACCTTCCTTAATCCGGTTAATATACATCAGGACTTCATTTTGTGAATTTGCAAGCCAGCAGACTTCGTTTCCGGGAGTCCGAGAGTAAATATCCATTTCGGAGCCATAAACTTCTCTTATCAGCCATTTTGTAATAATTACTGGTATCCCGAGCGCAAGAGCTTCGTAAATTACACTTGAGGTATCACTTATCACTACATCTGCATCATAGAAATTTTCCGCCGACATTTTGAAGCTTCTATAATCCTGATTGTGCGGGTGAAGACTTGTAACAACATCAAATCCATGGCTTTTTAAGTACTCAGGGCTAAATCTTCTATATGATGTCCTAAAATCCTGTACAGCCTCATTTTTTGGCGCATGAGTAGGGCACCAAACAACTTTCACCGTTGGTCTTACTTCGGCATTTCGCCGTCTTTCAAAATAGTCGTCAAGCATGGGGCATCCGATAACTTTTAGCTTTGACGGGTCTGCGCCTTGCTGTATGAATCTGTTGACATATGCAGGTCCAGGATAGAAATTGGCTATTTGTTTATTAAGGAAACGAGTTTCATGCAACCCTTTGTCTGCCATACCGTGTGTTATAAATATAGCAGGCCAGAAGTCGCCAAGAGTAAATGAAACCCTTATGAAGTTAGGGTCATTAAAGGCATTCTCTACTCTAATCCTATCGCCTGTCAATGCGGTATATTCATAAGAATTTTTTGGTAAATGCTTTTTTATAGGCTCAAAGTGGGCATTCCCAATTACTCCGTAAGTATCAACTGCTGGTGGTATAAAGAATCTTAATTTGCGCATAAAATCGCCATCCATTATTATAAATTTTTCTGGTATATAGATTTTGCTTTGAATAAATCATCAACGCAATCAACTTCCGTCCATTCATGATCCGATACATCTTTATATTTCAGATTTATGCTTTGGTTAAATATTAATTGGACTAAAGCATCTTCATACCATCTGTTAATATGACCGTCTTCTACCATTTTATCAATCTCATTTTTTAATAGGTTTGCAGTGTTTTTGTCAAGTTTGGTTACTCCGGCATACTCACCATAATAGTCCTGCAGTTCCTTGCCCATTACCAATACATCCTCGTTATAAACTTGTGCATTATAATCTCCGTTTTTTATTGACGAGTCTAACAATACACAGGGATAATCGGCAGGTGTTGTTACAACATTAGCTATTAACGCATCTTCCATTATAATGTCGCCGTTTATAATCGTAACCTTGTCATATAAATACTCCCGTGCAAACCACAACGAAGATATGCTATTTGTTATGCTGTAAAATGGGTTATAAACAAATTCTGTTCCGGTTGTTTTTTTCTTTATTTCACTCGCCATAAAACCAATAACAGTGATAATTTGTGCTGCCGTGTCATACTTATTAATGGAATCAATCATTTTTTGTATTATTGTATAATTTTTATCTAATTTAAATAAGCACTTTGGGCAGTTCAGCGTTAACGGATGTAACCTACTACCAACTCCGGCTGCTAGTATTATATATTTCAATTTTTACACCCCCTTTTACCAAAGCAACATTCCGTATCTTGACAGTTTGTTTTTGATAGGGAAAGCAACGTCTATATCAATATTTTTCAGCGATTCAATCACATTAATTCCTATCGCTTCAATAGGTATCCTTGCTTTAGCAGGTTGTCTGCATTTATCAGAAGCGCATCCGTCCTTACATAATTTACAACTGCCACCAATAAATGAAGTAGCTAAAGGATTATTGCCTTCCCATAATTCTTTTTCCAGCATCAATAATGCTTTGTGAAGCTTGTTGGTAGATTCAATCCGAACATCATTAAAATTATTCTTTATATTCATCGTAATTCCAACAATGCCCAGGTTCGCGTATTCGCATATGATATTCTTGTAACTTAGTTTCAGTATGTGCGGAGGACAAGTCCAATTTGAATTATACTTGGGGCAATAAAAGCAATTCAGAAAAACCCTTTCTTCAAAAACAATGTGCTTGTAGGTAATTGGGTAGATATTGAATTTGTCGTCAAGTTCATCCAATCTATTCCGTAAGTATTTTATATCCATTAATCACCTCAACTATTCCATGCCATATCCTCCATCAATACTGATTATGGAACCGTTAATATATTGATTTTCAATAATGCCCATGCATATTTTAGAAACTTCTTCTACGTGTCCGAAACGTCCTAAGGCTATTTTGTTTTCAATTCTTTTCCTTTGTTCAGGGCTTTTTTCCAATTGCCAATCAGTATCAATAAATCCAGGAGCAATAGCGTTTACAGTAATGCTTCTATCTTTAAAAGTTTTCACTAAACTTTTAGTAAGCATGTGCAAACCAGCTTTAGATACAGCATAGGGTATGGATATGGCGTGTGGCAGCATCCCCATTAAAGCGCCAATAAAAATAATCCTGCCATCGTCTTTTATCATTTCCGAAAACCTTTGTACTATGAAAAATGGAATATTCAGGTTGGTATCCATGACAGCATTCCATTCATCCGGATTAATATCTTTAAATGTTTTACGGTTTGTAATGGCTGTATTTAGTATAACGCAGTCTAGTTCATCAGTCACATCAGTCACTTTAGTAATCTCTGAAAACAGGATATCTACACTGTCATATTTTGATAAGTCAGCTTTTATAATAAAATAATGCCCTGCAAAGTCTGAAATTTCATCTTCAAAATTATTCCTGTTTTCTTCGTTTTTAGAATAATTAAAAAACACATAATATCCATGTGCTAAAAGCATCTTTCCAATTGCTTTGCCTATGCCGCTTGTAGAAGATGTAACCAGCGCATATCTTTGATTCATATTATTCCATCTCCTATCTATTGGCATGGGTCACTTTCGCAGCCCATTCTTGCAACTTCTCCATCGGCTGCTCTGCTGTATAGTACGGCTGCGGTTTGTCCTGTAACCAATATGAATCGTCAATCCAGCCGGACTTTTTACAGTCAGCGTAAACCTTCGTTCCAGGGAATACCATTAGCGGCATTGCGCAGACGACATCAGGCCTCACATATTGAATTAAATCACATGTTTCAGAAATTGTGGCTTCTGTTTCTCTAGGAAAACCAACAACAAACAAGCCCACAGTCTCAATTCCCTTTCTCTTAATTTTCTTTAGTGTATCGATAGCCTTCGTCATATCAAGGCGCTTGTTCATGCCTTTTAGAATAGCCTCACTGCCGGTTTCAATGCCAAAAGCTGCACGCTCGCAGCCCGTTTTTGCCAATAGGTCAATAAGTTCCTTGTCCATCTGGTCCGCTCTGGCTGTAATCTCATATTTCCACAATCCGGCTTTTATAAGGCTCCGTGACGTTAAATTGGAGAGCATTAGTTCGCAAAGCTTTTTCCACTCTTTAATGTTGGCCGTGCTGGCATCATCATGGAATTTGAAGTTGTTTGAACCGTAGACGTAATGCCATTCAAGCATTTCGGAGAAAACATCTTCAGCGGTTCTTGAACGATAACCTTTCCAGAATTTTGTCGTTGAACAAAAAGCGCATGAAGCAGTACATCCTCGGCTGAATATCATTGGAGCTTCGGCTTCCATGATGTCCATGTTCATGAAAAGCTTTATACCGTCAATAGCATGGGGGAGAGAGGATATATCGCTTATGGGTTTTGATTTTTCAGGTTTCTTATTTTCTTTCGTCACCAAACCCGGTATGTCATTTATATTTAAGTCTATATTATCAACCGTCAATGCGATTACCAAATTTATAAAGGTTGTTTCTCCTTCACCCAAAATGATGTAATCTATATCTTTATAAGTACTAATAATCTGTTCATACATAAGTGTCGCATGAGGTCCACCAATAGCAATTCGAATGTCCGGCAGTGCCTGCTTAAGTAACCGCGCCATTATGAATACCGACATGCGCTGTTCGGTCATACACGTGAATCCGACAAGCACTTTTTCACCGGGTTTTGAAAAGGTCTTGATTATATCCGCAGCGGTTCCAAAATTGAAACTAAACAGGTCAAGCAGAATGACTTCGAGGCTACCATCGGCTATTTCTTTTTTAAAATAAGAATCAAGACAAGCTCCGATATAGGTAATACCAAGGGGCAGCCATCGTTTTGACTGCCCGTAGCCGGGATATTGGATGTACGGAGGATAAGCCAGGATGATTTTAGTTTTCATTCTTACTCACATCCCTTCAAGAAATCTTTAACTTTTTCCCAGAGAATATCGCAAAGCTCTTCGTATTTGCACCATCTAATTTCACAATAATGGTTCTTATCCTCAATGCTATCTTCAAGCAGTTCAATCATTTGCTCGATATCTAATAAAGGAAGACAGTCTTTTTGTTTATAAGTCCATGAGCAATCATCATAACTTGATAGTTCGCAATCATCAATATCGCCAACGATATCGAGCCTTCTTTGTGTTCCGTGCTTTGTTATTCCTGTGAATTCATCGCCGATTTCTGGTTTCCACCATTCTCTGAGTTTTTGCTGCTGTTTAGGTTCAAGTTCCTGTAATTGCTCAACTGTTATTCGTTTTTTCATAATTCGCCTCCAAATTTTCATTTAAGCCGTCTTTTCAATCTTCTGAACTTTCAAATTCTTAAATATATGCACTATTACGTCAACCGTCCATCCGTTACCAACTAATTTTTTAGCCTGATTTTCTGAACACGTTTCAAGGTAATTATCAGAAAGCGTTTGTAATCTGCAATATTCTTTAACCGTATAATATCTGAAAGGCAGTTTATTTTTAAATGCATTTGGATGTCTGCCTATGGGTAATGGTGTAAGGACATTATCCTTGTCAACCGTAGTTAAGCAGTTCGATTTGTTTGTGTTGGTTTCTCTCACTTCAAGACATTGGGTTATAGGAATATCCTTGTTGTAATCTTCTCTATGCCCCTTAGAATTTAATCTCCTGCCTAATATGGTGGCTTTATTTAACCTTCTACCTCTTATAGCTCCCAGACCGATGTATTCGGTATTTTCTAAAATATCCAGTAGATTAATTCCTTTGTCGGTTGGTTGCTCGATGCCGGGTATATTTGTCCAATAAAGCCTAACCCTGTTTTGCGCCGATACTAATGCTGAATTAATTTCTATAGGTTCAGTTCCCATATATTTGCTTATAATGTCTTGATATTCCCGTTTCATTTTCACGTTTTCAAGTAGAAAATATTTAGGTTTTGCTTCGTTTAAAATCCTTGCAAAATCAAAGAATAGCCGACTTCTCGGGTCAACAAAATTTAATTGTTTGCCGGAAAAACTGAACCCTTAGCATGGACTGCCACCTATTAATAAATCAATATTTTTAAATTGCTTACCGTCAATTTTAGTCACGTCGCCAAGTTGTATGGTTCCAGGGTAATTTTTTTGCGTTACTTGAATTGCATGTTTATCAATTTCACTGGCATAATACTTGTCAATCTTTATTCCGGCTCTTTCGAGTGCCACTTGACCACAGCTTATACCATCAAACAGGCTTAAAACATTCATATGTAAACCTCACTTATATATTACTTTATCTTATATTACCATACTTTATCTTATTGTACAAGATATTTTCATGTGTTATACTACTTGCGAGGTGATATTATGAAAACGAAAATAACCATTACAATAGATGATGATGTTTTAAAACAAGTACAGCAGTTATCGGAGGAAGAGGCAAGGACGGTTAGTAGCCAGATAAATAAGATTTTAAAAGACTACTTTACGTCCCCCAAATTAAGCTAAGTTTAAAGCTTCCTTTATTTGCTTCCAACGTTTGTCCCACGTTTCTTCCTTCGCCCAAATCTGCCCTTTAATGTTGGGGTATTCCAATATTGCTTCATCAACAGCTTTTACCCATCCGTCGATATCATCAGTAGACACAAGTTTTACTATTCCTTGTTCGGCTAACGGTTCTAGTTCGGGAATAGGTGAGGCTACAATAGGTCTGCGTGAACTTGCATATTCCACGATTTTCACCGGCGCCTGATACAAAGTGTAATTTCTCTTTATGTCAATAGGTCTTATGGCTACTTTAATCTGCGACATTATCCCGGGCAGGTCATTATAGTGAACATGGCCAGCGCAGTAAATGTTCGGATGTTTTTCAATTTCACACTTTTGTTCACCGACTAAAAGCACCTTGTATTTTTCGGCCAGTGCCTGAAGTACTTTTTGATTCAAACCGTCGTAAATCACGCCGATGTAGCCTATGACATCACCAACCTTCGGGTCCGGGTCAGCAGCTTTTGAGAAGTGGTCGAAGTCGCAGGCGTTGGGGACATATAGTATTTTTTTGATATCAGTTATTTTAGACTCTTTTATCGGTCCATGGTCGCATACGCCAATTTTTATCCCTGCAATTCTTTCGTAAATCATTTTAGAAGCGCATAGAATATAATCAGCCTTATCTATAAGCCTGATGTCATCATTGTTAAAGAAGTCCACACAGTCGTAAATCAGGGTCTTGTATTTCATCCCATTGAGGTACTTAAGCTGCGAAACAGAAGTAATATACGCAATGTCAATCTCCTTGACATACTGGCAGTTCTCCCAGTCCTTGACCAAGTTCAGATATGGCAATGTTTCATAATCACCGGCAGCAGATTCATCACCAAAGAATACACGATACCGATCGGTTGCGGCCAATTTTAACAAATGGTGCGGCCTCTGCTGCATAATATTCCAATACATGCAGGGAGGATATGCTATTGTCAATTTGCTTGTCTGCCAAGGGTTATTATCATCCCACTTTACAAGAGTAGGGGAGGGGTCAAGGATTGCATCGTATATCTCCCGAGGGAATATGCCCGAGTCAGGATCTTCTGCCACGCGTTCCAGATATTTCCTATCTCTGTCATCGTTCTTTGCCCAGCCAAGGTGCTTTACGCGAACGCTGCAGTTTATTCCTGAACGCTTAAAGGCTTGTACAGGTACACTTCCACAGTGACGTTTTTTATCTGGGAAAGTGTATCTTTCATCCGGAGTCACCTTGAACATTCTGGGACCGTAGTAGGTACCTGCCGGCCAAATATCATCATCCCTGTAATTTTCTTCGTCCCACATATCATAAAAGCGGAAGCCGATCCAGTCGGCATTGGTCTGAGATATTAGATAATGGAGTTGCTCGTTCATGCGGTCAGCTTCGTAAAGTTCGTCGGCATCTATGGCAATTAGCCAGTCGGGATTATTTTTCAAAGCTTTCTCAAGTAGCTCTTTGCGAAGTTCTGATTCGTTTTTCCAGGAATTTTCGCTTTTATATAAGAATACAAGCGGTTTTCCTGTCCCAGCAAAGAAATTAAAATCATCAATCATTTTACGTGTTTTTTTAAAATCTGTAGAGTGATCATCCAAGATAACTATTTCATCGCAAAACAAAAGTGTGTTTTCTATCACACGCTCCAGGTACCGTCCAGATTCATTGTGGGTCAGCATCATTGCAATGAGTTTAGA